GAATCTACTAGAGAGAGCTATAGAAATTCTTTGGTTGAGTTATCAAATAGATTAGATTCTATGGATGAAACAAACTCAGAAATCTATCGTATCTTAAATGAGTTAGATGAGAAGTTAAATAAACCACCAATAGCTACTGTTGTTATAGAAAAGTTTATTGAACCTGAGCTAACAGAAGACATTGGAGTTAATGGGGGACTAGGTGTACTAACTGGAACTCAAATAGTTGGGCAGCCTGAAACAAAAGAACTTGAAGTTGTTCCTTGTCCTAAACCAAAGGCAACAAGGAGTTTTGATTCTTATCTTTCTCGAATTACAATCAACAAAAAAATATCTTTTACTGTTATTTATGATGTTATCTCTGGCCAAAGTACAAACACAAGGTACGATGGTGCAGTTCCAAGTAAACTAAAACGAGCAGTTGATAAATATATTTCTGAATTAGAATTTCCAGGAGAGATAACTGTACAAGGTTGTACTTTACCTTTTACAATAAATATTTAAGGAGAATGATATGTATATTTATATGAACACAGAAAGTGAAACAAGAGTTTTAACTCGTGATGAATACAGAATCTTTACAGATTTTACTAACGATAACTATAAAGATATGTATTCAGAGAAGGTTGGTTATGAAGTAAATTATAATCCAGGAAAGGATAATTTTACAGTCACACTACCATCCAACAATTTAATAAGTTTTGTTGATTTATTCAACGAAAGGGGTTGACTTTTTAGTCAGCAAGTGTATAATAACTAATGCAATAATGCCAAACCATAGGAGAAAATAAATGGCAATACAACAAGGAATAGCCTATTGGGCTAGTGTAAGAACACCTAATACCAAGTTCGAACCCTGTTATACAGTGGACTTAGTAGTAAGTGATGAGGTGGCAAATGACTTTGAAAGTCGTGGCTTCAGGGTTAAAGACCTGACAGTCAATGATGAAGTTGTTGGTCGGTCTATTAACTTTAAAAGAAAAGTCAATGGTCCAAATGGAATGGTTCGTAAAGCACCATTACTAATGGATGCTGATAAAGTTCCAATGGATGAAAACGTTGGGAATGGTTCTAAGGTTAGAGTTCAATACAATGAGTGGGAAGCCACTAATAAGTTTGGAACTTTCAAGGGCCTGGACTTTCAAGCTATGCAAGTAGAAGAATTAATTTCTTATAAAGCCGGAGACGGAGATGAGTTTGATTCTATCGAAGGTGGCGAGGAGTTCTAATGCAAATTACTATCCAAGACAATGTCTATGAGATAGACAATATCAGTGATGAAAAAATCAAATTAGAAACTAATGTTTTAATTGCTAAGATTAATCATCATAGATTATGTTTAGAAGGTTCTCAAATTTTAGTTAATACTTTTGAAACTAGATTGGGTGATGTTCTCAAACCAAGAGACGAAGCTCTGGTAGAACCTACAAGAGCACGAGATGAGAAGGGGCACTATATTGCAGACGACCCTTCAACTCCTGATGTAAATGAAGCTTGGGAAGGTGGTAAGAAACCATCTAAGTCTAAGTCTTCTTAATTCTAACCATGCTAGGACACAGATTAAGTTCTGTGCCTAGCTTTTTTTTGGGTCAAACATGGAAAACAATTTAAAATTTGTAAAGTATCATCAGCCTTGTCCTTCATGTGGTAGTAGCGATGCTCTATCACTCAACGAGGATGGGTCTGGTAAGTGTTTTAGTTGTCATAAGTTCTTTCCTAGTATTGATAAACAATCTACATTTAAATCAAGCCAGGTAAAAACAAGTATGAAAGAAACAATAAAAGAACTGAATGCACATGGTGGTGTGTTCGCAAAATTAACAGATAGAAACATAGCAAAGGAGACTGCTGAAAAGTATGGTGTCAAAGTTGTCTATGATTCTAATGGTACGTTAGCTCAACATATATATCCTTTATATATTAACAATGAGCTTACGTCTAACAAAATTCGATACGTCAGGGATAAGAAATTTTCTTTTGATGTATCACCTAATGGTGTTGGACTTTTCGGTCAACAGTTATTCAAAGAGGGAGGTAAGTATCTTACCATAACGGAGGGAGAGTGCGATGCTATGGCAGCCTATGAACTACTTGGTAGTAAGTGGGCTGTCGTATCCGTTGTTAGAGGTGCAGCAGCAGCAGTAAAAGATATTAAAGAAAACCTTGAGTATGTAGAAAGCTTTGATAATGTTGTGCTTTGTTTTGATAAAGACAAACCGGGACAAGAAGCTGCTAAGAAAGTAGCTACCATATTAAAACCTGGTAAAGCCAAGATAGTAACTTTACCTAATGGTTATAAAGATGCTAATGATATGTTGAACAAGGGACTCTTCAAAGAGTTTACTAGTTCTTGGTGGGATGCAAAGGTTTATACTCCTAGTGGTATCATTCGTGTATCAGAAAAACAATCTGAGTTTCTTAATCGTGAAAGAAAAGAAAGCATTCCCTATCCTTGGGAAGGTTTAAATAAAAAACTGTATGGCTTGAGACAAGGAGAGCTCGTAACTTTAACGGGTGGAACGGGTCTTGGTAAGTCTAGTATTACCAGAGAGCTTGAGCATTGGCTAGTTAAAAACACTGATGATAACGTAGGTATCATAGCATTAGAAGAAGATTGGAAACGCACAGTTGATGGTATCCTTTCTATTGAAGCTAACGCTAGGTTATACGTAGACCAAGAGAGAGATAAGTTTGATAAAGAAACTATCATGGATATGTTTGATAAGATATTTTCTAATGACAAAGTATTTATTCATGCTCACTTTGGAACGAATGAGATAGATGATATCTTTGCCAAGCTTAGATATCTCATTGTTGGATGTGATTGCAAGTGGGTCGTTGTTGACCATCTTCATATGTTAGTTAGTGCATTAGCAGAGGGAGATGAAAGAAGAGCCATTGATAATATTATGACTAGACTTAGAAGTTTAGTTGAAGAAACTGGGGCCGGATTAATATTAGTATCTCACTTGAGAAGAGTTGATGGAAACAAAGGTCACGAAAACGGAGTTGAAGTAAGTCTCTCTCATCTTCGTGGGTCTAACAGTATAGGACAGTTGTCTGATTGTGTTATTGCACTTGAAAGAAACCAACAATCCGATGATGATTTAGAAGCGAGGACAACAAAACTTCGTATACTTAAGTCAAGATATACAGGTGATGTAGGAATGGCTACATCTTTAGTGTATGATAAAGACTCTGGTCGTTTAACTGAATACTCTGATGCAGAGTTAATGAGCAATGAGGAAGAAACCTTACTGCCTTTCTAGGAATATTTATGGAATTAGTTTTTGATATAGAAACAAATGGATTGCTTTTTGATTTCAAAGAAAAAGTTTGGGATGAGGAAGCTAAAAAGAACATTGAAATTATAAGACCTGCAGCCACAACTATCTTTTGTATTGTTGCTATAGACGAGAATGACAATGTATATTCATTTGAACCCCATCAAATTGATGAGGGTATTAAATTTTTAGCTGAAGCTGATAAAATAATTGGTCATAATATTATTGGTTTTGATATACCAGCTATTAAAAAACTTAAAGGGGTGGACCTGTATGAACATACAGAAGCTCTTGATACCTTGACCCTGTCAAGACTTTTCCACCCCACCAGAGAGGGAGGTCATGGTATTGAAGCATGGGGTTATCGTTTAGGTGGTGTACAAAAAGTAGAGCATACAGATTGGACTCAGTATAGTCCGGAGATGTTAAAGAGATGTCAAGTAGATACTGTTATAAATAAAAAAGTTCTTGCAGCACTAAGAAAAGAAAGTCCTGGATTTTCTAAACAATGCATTGAGCTTGAACATGCTGTTGCCAAAGTAATTGCTGACCAACATGTTAATGGTTTTTACTTTGATGAAAAGTCAGCAACCTTTTTACTTAGTTCTTTAAACAAAAGAAGAAAAGAAGTTGAAGAAGAGGTACATAGAACATTCAAACCTAAATGGGTCGATGTTAAAGAAGTACAACCTAAACTTAAAAAGGATGGTGAGCTTTCTAAATCTGGTCTATCTAATATAGAATACGAAGAACGAGTTAAAACAAAAGACCTTACTCCTTTCATGAGAAAAGAATTAAAAGAGTTTAACTTAGGTTCACGTCAACAGATTGGAGATTATCTAAAAGACTTTGGATGGAAACCAAAACGTTTTACTCCAACGGGTCAACCTATTGTAGATGAGGGTACATTAAAACTAATAACTCACATCCCAGAAGCTAATTTAATTGCTGAGTATTTATTACTACAGAAAAGAGCAGCTCAAGTTGAGTCTTGGATAGATGCAGTTGAACTGACAGGTAAAAAAGATAGTAGAGTACATGCTAGTGTTATAACATTAGGTACAATTACTGGTCGCATGGCACATAGAAGCCCTAACATGGCTCAAGTACCTGCTGTTTACAGTCCTTATGGTAAAGAGTGTAGGTCTTGTTGGACTGTACCAAGTGGATATAAACTTGTAGGTGTAGATGCAAGTCAATTAGAATTAAGAATGTTAGCACACTACATGGCTGACGAGGATTATATAAATGAAATTATTAATGGAGACATTCACACGACTAACCAAAACCTTGCAGGACTTGAATCAAGAGACCAGGCAAAAACTTTCATCTATGCCCTCATTTACGGGGCCGGAGATGAAAAGATTGGAAGCGTTGTTGAAGGAAACAGAGACGAAGGTAAGAGATTGCGAGAACGCTTTCTTAGTGGTAACCCTGCATTTAAATCTCTTAAAGGAAGGATTGAAAGAGCAGCAGGGAAAGGATTCCTCAAAGGGGTAGATGGTAGAAAAATATTCTTACGACACAAACATGCAGCGTTAAATACTTTACTTCAAGGTGGTGGTTCTATTCTTATGAAACAAGGATTAGTATTACTTGAACACCTTTTAAAACTAAACACGATTGATTATAAGTTTGTTGCTAACATTCATGATGAGTGGCAAATAGAAGTCAAAGAATCTCAAGCAGAATTTACAGGTCAACTTGCTGTTGATAGTCTTATCAAGGCAGGTGAACATTTAAAGCTTCGTTGTCCTATGGATGGTGAATACAAGATAGGAGGTAATTGGAGTGAAACACACTAAAAAATACAACTGGAAATTTGATAGAGTTAATTCTAAAGGTAAAGTAATTTTTAAACATTACACAGAAGAAGATTTAAAATCTGTTATTAAATTTTTAAAGAATAAAAATATTGATTTTGTCGTTCGTGATGGTGCTCGAATGCTTTGGATTTACTACAATACTCAGAAATATTGTTACTATTATACTACTGGAAGATGGGCTCCTTGGTATGCTGGGGATGGTTACCCTCCCAAACATTACAATGCAACAGGTATTGTAGATTTTTATACAAGATTTTTATTAAACGCTAAACCTAGACTTGATGGTTTGAGATTTAGTAAAGACGATGACGAAGCTTTAGAAGCAATAAGAAATTTATATTCACAATTTGATAACGGACCTGGAACTTATATGTTAGATGATGGTAAAGAATGGTCTTATATAAGTGATGGTCTTTACATGTCTAGTGATGGTAGTTTTTATGATGATGGGAGTAGATAATAATGAAACCAAGTAAAGAAAACAGAAAGAAGTTTGATATAGACTTAGAGTATGGTACAATCAGAGAAGATAAAGTAGCAGAAATGCTTACCAATAAAAAGGTAGAAGTTAAATCTGAACGTGGCATGTGGATGAAGACGGGCAACATAGCAATTGAATATCAAAGCTATGGTAAACCTTCTGGTATCAAAGCAACTGAATCAGATTATTGGTTTCATAATCTTTGTATTGGAGACAATGAATATTGTACGCTTGTTTTTAAGACTGATGTTCTTAGAACTATTGTTGATAAACTTGATACATTTAGAACTGTATCTGGTGGAGACCATAACGCAAGTCAAATGTACTTAGTTAATTTACAAAAGCTTTTTTCATCTGATGTGATTAAAGCATTCAAGGAGTTTGAAGATGGCAAAAAAGAAAACAGTTGATACAGTTGTAGAAGATATTTACTCTACTATTTCAGCCTTAACCAAAGGCCAGGATATAAAACTAACTGACAAAGACTTAAAAGTATTTGGTGAAGATATGGCTGATGCCTTAAAACAATGGGCAACACCACGAGGTGCAGATAAAATTAATGTTAATACTCTTCGTATGTCTAACATCGGTAAACCTCAACGACAGTTGTGGTATGATATGAACTTAAAGAAAGAAGGAATCACTGAGTTTGAACCTAGTACTTTGA